ATCCTATCAGCGTCTTCATCGTGGCGCATTGATAGCTTACGAATCCATCCCTGGATGTTTTTCAAGCCGATATCTATTTGATCTAGGTGGGCAATACGATTGAAGTATGAAGCTGTTTCCCCAGCAGAAGCACTTATCAGGAAAGGAGAGTCTAATTGCATCTGTAGGTTGATGTCATCTATGTTAAGAGATTTAGACACCTCTTCAGGGACACCAGCACCAAATGCAGCAAAGGTTCCTCCGTTGTAATGGTAGTGGTTCTGCTTTCCTTTCAATCTAGACCAATGGTGATTGTCTGCCTCAATATCAACCACAGTATCTCCTCCCCAATTACTGCGAAAGGCCTCACCGCTTGGTCTGTTCCAGATAAGCCACCGGAGCGCACGAATAATGGCTGTCTTTCCACTATCCGTGGCTCCCACTATTACATTAACACCTGGAGCCAGTGTTAGCTCTGTGTTCTTGTGGCTTTGGAAGTTTTGTATTTCGAGTTTCTTAATCATAACCTTTTAAAAATTCACCAATAGCTTTTTGTTCATACAGCCCATAATATATCCCCTCCCCCACCCACTTCAAATTCCTGGCCTGTTCGTTCGTTCTTAAAAACCATTCGCCATACTCCCAAAGCGACATTGAACTGGGCTCCTATACATAGGGCCAATTCCCCTTTGTGGGGGTGGTTTTTGGCTATGATCATGGCCCGTCTACCGTCGAATTCGGTTTGTTTTAAATTTGTTCCCATTTAATACTCTGTTGATTTCTCTTTTTTGGTCTTTACAGGATTCGGGGGTGTGGGGACCAATTCAAATCCCTGCATCTCCCTGATCAGTTCTTCTTCCTCATTATCGTACACAAACCTGCCCACCTCAGCTTTGATGGCATCGTCAGGGGTCATGTATATAGTCAGGTTGTAGACCTGTTTGGGATCTAATCCCAATGTGCGGCAGATCCGCCTTTTGAACTCCTTTTTGAAAATAGTGACTTGTCCCATGCTAGTATTTTCTGGTGGTATCTACAACTTCAGTTTCCGGGTTCAGGGATTCCAGAATTGATTTGATGGCCCTGCGGCATCCCACCTTCCGGGAATACATCTCAGACAGCATAACAGTTTCTCCATTGTCTGCTATCAGCACAAAGAAGTAAGGTTGTTTCATTTTTGCCTTTGCGGCAGCTTGTGATTTTTTGATTTCAAATTTCATGACTGATTGGTTTTTGTATTTTCTCTTGTTTTGTGATAGACTCCATTTCACTTTTGGATATTTGACCTGCACGATGTAGCGCTCTAGCATAGTCGTCCCGATATAAAGGATGACAGTTACGTAATAGCTCCATCAGGCTCATCTGGGAAACCGTTTCTTTCAGGTGTTTGTTCACGGCTACTACGGACGATTCTATTTGCTTTCTCATTTTAACAAGATTTTAAGTGTTGGTGATTGCAAAGTGGCGACGTTGTAAATAGCTAATGAATCAGCTACGGCCTCTTGTACGTATTTGGGTCCTACCAGGGTCGTTTCAAATGCTTGGTTAATAGCTTCTATCACTTGGGCCTTAGACGATGAAATACGCCCCAAAAGTGCCTTTTTGGCGTCGTTCTCGCTGTACCATTCAATTGGTATGTCCCACAGTTCGGATATTGCTTGTAAAATACCTACCACCACACCCATCATTATGGCTGCTTTTGCATTCTGTGAACCGTGGGGGAGTTCAGAAACAATGAAGCTGATTTTATGCTCCCCGATGATCTCCATCAAAGAGACAATAATCTCAGAGGTTCTGCGTACACGGTCATCCCCCTGACGGATCCTCCGCTTCTTGGCTTCTGGGGAAGTCTTTATACAACCGGAATCAATAACAGTGTGGTTTTGCAACACGACCCATCCCCAAGCTGTAAATGATGGATCACAGGCTAATACCGTTGGGTGTTGTTCGTTGTGTTGCGTTCGTTTCATCGGTCTTTGGGTTTGCGTTCAATTGATAATTTGTGCTGTATGGATTCCCACAAATCGATCACTTCCTCTCGCAGTTCGTCCTCGGCATTTTCGGACTCTATGATCTTGATAGATCCATTTAATGACTTATCCAACTTCCTCTCCCCTAGGGTGTAGACAGACTCCTTAGAAAACGATTTGATGAACTTGAGGTTTTCACGTATATCGTCTATGCCGTATGTGAAATTTATAGTCAGAGGGGCTGTGCGATAGGGCTTGTCCACCGAGCTCTTGAACACTTCCACTTCGGTGGTTATGCCTATTACTTCCTTTATATCCTTACCTCGGTAGGTTGTTTTATTCCAGATCTTGTCTGACTTGATGGTACGTAATCGTAGAGAGGAATAGAATCCAATAGCTTCACCACCGGGAGACTTATACTTTAGTCCAAAGGTTACTCCGGTTTTCTCACGTATTTGGTTAGAACACACCATTAGGTGATTCTTTTGGGCCAACACACGGCACGTACGACGCATTTGTTCACTGAACTCTTTGGCACGACGCATGCCCATCTTGTCTCCTTCGTCATCACCCATTTCCAAATCAGTGCTTAAAGCAGCCAACGAGTCTGCCATTATACCATTTATTTTGCCGTTGGGTTCCCACTTGCGCACCTTTGTAAACACCTCTGTGACAGTATCCGGCTGTGCATAAGACATATCGTCCGTGTTGAGTCGAAAGACGCTTGCGAATTGTTTATTCAACCGTCCCTCGGGATCGTGGAACATGATATCCCCACTAGCACGTTGAATGCCTCCAGCAATTTCGCATAACAATACGGTCTTGCCTGTGCTGCTAGGACCGAACACTTCTACCATTATCCCTCCCGGCAATCCTCCACCACGCACACGGGTACCACTAATGGCCAAGTCAAGCAAGGTGCTTCCAGTAGAGATCATAGTCTCGATGTTGCCGTCCAACGCACTGGATTTCTGGACTTTCTTGGAGACCTTCTGCTTGACTTGGGTGCTGATTGATTGTTGCTTAGTCCTTTTCATATCCACACAATTTCAACACTTCGGTGGTTGCGTCTTTCAACTGACCCCGATATTTCAACTCCATGGCACGAAGGAACTCTTTTTTGGTACGTTTCTCCCTTGTACCAGCTCTTTGCTGGCCTTGATAGGTTTCCCACTCACGAAGGATCTGTTGGACCATAAGAGCCATCAACGCCTGTTTGGATAGTTGTTTCTCCAACCAATTGCTAAGGATCCCTCTAATCAATACACTCTTGTGGATTCCGTACACAGCACAATAAAGTTCAATGTGCTCGGCGGTCTCCAAATCAGTGTAGACTACGTGGTATTGATCATTTTTGTCTGACATAATCTGTTATCGTTTTTTGCTGGCTTCGTTACAACGGTCCCACACATCACATTCTTCACATTCGGGTTGGGTGTCATTGTCCACACCAAACTCGTACCCGTGGGGGCATTCCTCTTTTGTGGGTTTCTTATTACCACGGGTGCGTCCTGATGTTTTTGGTGGGGGAGTTTCCTCCTCTTCCTCCTCATCAGGCTCCTCGTCCCGTCTGGTGTTGTTGGTTTTGGGCTTGCGGAACCCAGAGGCTTTTGGAGCTTCCGCTTCTTCATCCTCTTCCTCCTCAGGGACATCGTCAATATTGTGGAACATACCCTCCAGTTCTTTGTAACTGAGTACCTTGAGGCAATCCCCAAGTTCGGGCACTTGGTCCAGGATATCCTCACCATAAACACTATCCCGTTCCAGGAAGTTTATACGGCTGGTTTCGTAATAGCTTCCTTGGCCATACTTCTCTTCACGGAAACGGATTTCCAGGGTCAGCCCATCCTCCAAGCCTGGGAAGCGGTCATTGGATGGATCATTCTCCAACTCCTCGTCAAGTTGTTTCTCGAATAGTGAGTAAGAATAATCCCAGATCATAATCTCCTCATCCAGCTTCTTGTTGTCCACCGGAATAACAGCATACAGATACCTCCCCTTGCTGTAAAGAGCACTCAGTTCATCCTTTTCGGCACCCTCTTCACGCCTCTGTTTTGCGTACTCACAGATAGGACATGGTTGGCCAAACGTGCGGGGACACACCACTCTTTCCTCATTAGGGCCAATGCCCTTGTGGATGCGGAAAGGGAAACGCCACCACAAATCCCCAGGTCGGGCCAGTTGGTGTTCATCACTGCGCTCGGGATGGTTCTCGGTTTGGACAATGTATGGCAATATGTCCAGTAAATAGTTACGCTCTTCGATTTTAAGAGCCTTCATGCCTTCCGGCAACTTCAGATAACTGAATGATGCGAACTTCTCTTTTTCCTTGTGGATTCCGGTGGACACACGTCCACTGAAGCTGAAACTGCTTCTACTTTTCTTTTTAGCCATTTCTTTTGCGTCTTAATGATTTGTTGATTCCTGTTTGTATTTTCTGTTCTCGTTGTTTGCGTAGTTCTCCCAGGTCGTGTGGTATGTTAGGCCCAGCGAAATAGTTTTGTCCATGCAATTTAATTAGCCCCTCAATCATGGCCTTGCGGTGGCCAATGGCCTCCATAACTCCATTTAGCACATTGACCTCATGATTGGCATTGTGATATAACTTCTGGGCACGTTTGTATTCTGTCTGCATAAGAATAGTACTCTTTACGGCTCCCTCGGTGATCTTTGGGAGATTATACTCGTCTGGGTCTTCACGGACTTTCAGATCCAATTCGGCGAAGGTCAGCTCCATTGCCTCTTTGGCCTGGTCTCGGATCCGCTTGGCATCAGAAAGCATTACGCTGTATCTGACGGTCAGTGCTGGTTGCTCTAGACATTCCATGTCCAGGGCATCCTCGTCGATGTACATGTCTTGTTCGTACTTGTTCATATCTTTGGTTTCATTAGTTTCAAAAAACAGGGGAGTGGAACAATCCCCGTTCCACCGAGGACTCCCCTGACCATTGCTGACAAGGCTGTTATACCGGATCCTTCCACATGGGGCTTATACCGCATTAGTCAGTTGGTTTTA